CGGGCTCTATATACGCAGATATGCGTTAAACATCCAGACATACCCTATAGTGGGGACATCATGAACATCCAACGCTTTCTTGGCAAGCGTCTACGTAATGTGGGCGTAAGCCCCATTCACGCTAGACTCTGGTCAACTGCGATTCAGTTCCAACTGGATTGTCAGGGACGCGAAGGCGCCGTCCTATACCTTAAAAGGGTTGGGGACGCCTGTATCGGGGCCTTAACAGGTTCCAGTACAAAACCAGTTTGGGTAAAAACCCGAAACAAATTCCCAATCATTTTTGATGGGCTGTCACAGTACCCCGAAGAAGTTATCCTAAGGGTTGCGAAGATTGCCCGTTCAATTCGACTGGAAACACCGACCGCACGTCAAGTGCGGAAAGTAATTTCAGGTGTGATTGATCCTTTCAAGGGCACGGACCAAGGATTGGAACGTGCTCTATCGCTAATTTCTCGTGGCACACTTGTGCTCGAGGATCAAGCATGGGATCCTGAGGATTATCCTACAGTACTCCGACAGTTTCGTCGTGTGCAGTCTACTTCCGGTAAGACCGGGACTACACAGCAGCCACCTGTGATCGAATCACTTCAGATCGTCCAGGAGCTCGAGTATTTGAGAGCCCTTCCCAATTGGGAGAAGGTTTTCTATCCTCTGACGCCCTCTAGCATTAATTATGCTATGGCGGCACTGCCTCAGACCTCTCGCGGCTTTGTTGGAGAAATCCACGCTGCACAAGAGGGGGGAGCTAAGCTTCGCATGTTTGCGTCGCCTTACACCGTCATTCAAGCTTTATTGTCTCCAATCCATACTTTTATGGACTCCTATAGGAGGCAGCTTCCATCTGATTGTACCTACGATCAGCTCGGCGGTGCCGAGTGGGCGCAAGCTCAATTGGTTGCTGGCAAGACACTTCACTCTGTTGATTTGTCGACGGCTACCTGTCGGTTTCCATTATCTATTCAATTAGAGATGGCATTCCGATTAGGGCTTCCAGATGAACACGTTCACGTGCTGTCTGAGGTATCCAAGGGGACTTGGCGTGTGGGTTCCGAGTTGGTTCCCTACTTTTCGCGCAAGACACTCGCGTGGGAAGTCGGTCAGCCTCTCGGCATTCGACCCTCCATGTCCATGTTCTCCTTGGCACATAACTTGCTTCTCGTAGGCATTGCCCTTGAAATGGGCGTTGATTGGAGAAACAGTTTCCGGGTGTTGGGTGACGATGTGGTCATTAACGACGATCATGTCGCGCATGAGTACCGCTCCGTAATGGACGGCCTCGGCGTTCCAATCTCTATCGAGAAGAGTCACTCATCACAATCCTTTGGGGAGTTTGCGGGGGCTTCAATTACCCCCAGCATTATTCTCCGTCCAGGTCAGTGGAGGTCAGCAACACTTGATAATGTGCTCGCCCTCACTGAACAGCTTGGAACCAAGTTAGAGGGTGAAGTTACCTTTAATTGGCTCCAGGCTCAGAAGCTCCATTTGTTCCGCGAGGGACTTTGGATGCCTCCCACGGACACCTACAGCTTTTGGCTGCGGGCAAACTCGCTTTTGGACGAGGGATTACAACTTCCCGAGTTCCGGAGCAATGCGCCCTACTGGTACTACACCATTATGAGTGTCGTAACCAAGCAGTTTGATGCTCACGGTCTGAGGATGCCGGCCTTTGTGCCGGACGAACCCGATATCAGGAGCATTGTCAACTTCCTGCCTGATGGCCATGTGGCCAAACAGGTCAAGAATTCACTAGAGGTGTTTAACATCCCCTATGTTGTTTTCAAGGCGTTGGCCCTGACGTCGAGCTATCTCGATAACGGCTTAATCGACCGTTCCGAGGTGCACCTGCAGTATGCGCGAATTATCGCAAATGCTAATGCTATGCTTTATCAGAC